GAATGCCGCGAGAAGGCGCAACGAGAAGCCAGCCCCACTGCCTGCATCATCGATAGCCAGAGCGTGAAGAGCGCCGAAAAAGGGGGGTCTGCATCGATCCGCACGGGTTCGATGCGGGCAAGCTGATCAAGGGCAAGAAGCGGCATGTTCTCGTCGACACGCTGGGCCTGTTGCTGCACGCCATCGTTCATTCCGCCAGCATTCAGGATCGAGATGGCGGCGTCATGGTGCTGGCGACGCTGTTTGGTCGGTTCCCATTCCTGGAGAAGTTGTTTGCCGACAGCGCCTATCAAGGCCCGATTTTCGGCGGCGCGCTCGCGAAAATCCTGCCTGATCTCGAAATCGAAATCGTCAAACGATCCGATCAAGCGAAAGGGTTTGTGCGGTTACCCAAGCGCTGGATCGTCGAACGCACGATTGCGTGGCTCAACCGTTGCCGCCGCCTCGCCAAGGACTGGGAAAATCTCAACCGAAACGCCCTCGCGTTCTTGAAACTCGCTTCCATCCGCCTCATGCTGCGAAAGCTCTGCAATCCTTGATGAAGTGTTGGGACGGACTCTGAGAGAAATTGCAGTTCTCGCTTACGGCGCCACCAGCCTGACGCTCACCACCGCCAGACCGTCGCCGTCGAGATCGCCGCTGTCGCGCACGGGGACGCCGACGATCTTGCAATCATGCGCCGCGCCGCCGAGCGTCTGCCGGCCGAGCGCGAGGTCGCCGCCGCTCGGCGCGAGCGCCGCGTCGATCGCGTCGAGCGCGGCGTTGATCGCGCTCGCGCCGGGCGTCTCGGGATCGCGCGCGTCGAAGTAGAGGAAGAGCTTGGCCTCGAGAGTGCGCCTCGGCGTCGCCGGCGAAGCCCATTGATAGGTCTCCGGCCCGGATTCCAGTTGAAACAGCGCGGGGCGCAGCGCGGCGGGGACTTCGCTCCACAGCTTCATCTTGCGCGAAGCGAGGCCCCAGGGGTAGGCGGCCGAGACGGCGGCGAACAGGGCGGAAAAGGCGGCTTCGCGGCTCATGCGTCCTCTCAGGCCTCGGTCGGCGTCGCCGCGAGCGCGGCGAGGATTTCGTCGCTCATTTCGTCGAGACTCGATCTCAGATACGAGCGCTCGGGGATGACCGAGCCGGGGTGCTCGACCTTGCGCGCGAAGCGCATGGCGCCAGCGACGAGGAAGGCGAGCGCCTTCGCTTTGTCGGGCAGGATTTCGTGCGCGCCCGTCTTGCCGCCGTATTCCTGGATCGCCGCATACTTGACGTCGCCGTACGAGCCGACCGAGGCCGAGACGTCCTCGCCGTCGCTGAAAACTTCGGTGCCGATCGAGTCGCGTAGCGCGCCAGAGCGCGCGTTCAACGCCTGACCTGACAGCTTTTCGTTCCTGACCCTGTCCGCCAGCGCTTCGCCCAACGCCTGCGCCTTGGCGGCGAGTTCGCCGGCGAGCGCGGCGGGGAAAACGTCGAGCCGCGCTTGCAGCGCGTCGGCGCCGTCGATCGACAGGCTGAGCATCACACCGCCACCCGGCGATAGGGCTGCAACAACGCCAGCACCGGCGCCGAGATCGCGGAAACGTCGTAGGCGATCGTCTCCTGGCCGCCGAGCGACTTCGAGCGCAGGCCGATGCGTTCGGCGGCGCGGAAGCGTTCGGCGGCGAGTTCGAGCGCGGCCTGCGCGACGTCCTGCGGGATAAAGCCGTAGGAAATCTCCACGGCTGCGCCCGCGTCGCCGGCGCCGAAGGCGTAGGCGCCGCCGGCGATGCTGTATTGGCCGGTCGCCGGCGCGGCGGGGACCGCGCTCAGCGCGGCGCCCGTCGCGGCGTAGACGACGCCCATGTCGATCGCCCAGGGTCCGTAGGGCGCGAGCGCATTAACGGTCCAGGGCGTCGCGGCCGGGACGACCTGCGCCTCGCCTTGCACGGCGTAGCCGGCGACATAATCAACGACGAGATTCTGCCGTCGCCGAGGAACATGCCGACCGAAGATGTCGAGCGCCTGCTGTCGCCCCGGCGGCGCGACATCGTCGGGCCGCAAGAGATAGCCGAGCGAGGGCAGGGCGCCCGCCGGCGCCGCGGGCGGAATCGCCTCGCCGTCGAGCGTCACCGACGTCACGCGCAGCACCGGCCAGTGACGCAGGAACAGCCGTTCGCGCTCGCCGTCGATCACCTCGCTGTAGCTTTGCGGCAGCAGGCTCGGGCGGCTCAGCGCGGCGGCGATGGCGCGGCTCGCCGTCGTGATCAATGCGGAGAGCGTCGCGTCGTTCGGCGAGGCGCCCGCGGGCAGGCCGAGCCAGGCTTTGAGGGCGGCAAGATTGGTGAGATCGTAAGGCGACATAGGCGCTCCGAGGCCGGAGGTCGGACAACGGACGACAGAGAACGGAAGACGGAGACGAGGAGCTGGAGGCGTACGACGAACTTTCGTCTGTCGTCTGTCCTCCGTCCTCCGTTATCCGTTGCCGATGTTGGTGAGGATGCCGACGCCGAACGGCGCGTAGACGGCGAGCACTTCTTCGGCGTAGACGCCGAATTCGCGCCGGCGGGTGCGCAGCGGCCAGTCGATGCGGTAATAGTCGCGGCGGGTGAGAACCTCCGCGACGTTGGGCGTCTGGTTGGACTGGTACCACACCGGCAGGCGCTCGCAGAGCGCGAGGATGGTGCCCGGCGGCAGGTCGGGATGGACCTTGACGGGAATGTCGAAGCCGCCGTCGACGCTGAACGGATTGTAGTACCAGCGCACCACGCCCGAAGCCGACACGCCGTAGGGGCCGCCGTTGTCGCTGTCGGCGGCGACGTTGTAGCGGATCAGCGGGCCCGAGGCGTTGGTCAGGCACTTGTTGGTGATGTTCTTCTGCTCCTGCGCGTTGACGTAGAGCACGGTGGGCGAAAGCCGATACGTGTTCCACATCTCGACCAGCATGGCGTCGATCTCGTTGACCGAGCCGCGGCCCGAAGCGGTGAGGAACGCGCCGGCGCCCGCCGTTCCCGAGGCGAGCGCCTGAACGTAGGCGCTGTTGGCGGGGTTGAAGCCGGCCGTGAGCAGGCCGTCGAAGGCGAGCGTCGCGTTGCGCGAATTGTCGCCGGCGATCGCGCTCGCCGCCTGCTGGCCCGAAGCGAGCGGCGCCGAGAAGGCGGCGCTGTTGATGGTGGTGATCGCCTGCAGCGTCTCCGAGCCGGCGGCGCCGACGTACCAGGCGTAGGCGATCGCGCCGTTGACGAGCGACGCGACGGCGTTGAGCGTCTGGCCGAGCGTGACGGCTTGCGTCGTGTTGCTCGACTTGTTCGACGAGCCGCCGTTCAGCGTATAGGTATTGCCGTCGTTGCCGGTGATGGTCTTGGTCGTGGCGACGCCGCCCGCAAGGCTCGAATTGCGCCAGCCCTCGAAGGTCAGCGCGACGACGATTGCCGAATAGGTCGCGGCGGGCAGCGTCGCGCCGGTTCCTGAAGCCGTGAGCGTCGGCGCGCCGGGGGCGCCCAGCGCCAGCGAGGCGTTGCCGCCGAGCAGCGCGGTCTCCTCCTTGCGCATCGTCTTCTGCAACAGGCGCAGCGTCGCGGTCGAGTTGATGTCCTCGAAGCCTTGCGCGGCGGCTTCGGCTTCGAAGGTCACCGTGTCTTCTTCGCCGAGCGTCAGATAGGGCGCGACCTGAAGCTGCGCGGCATAGGACATGCTGGCGGTGCGCTGGCCCTCGGGCACCCAGCCCATCGCGTCGTAGCCGGAGCCGGTCACCGAAGCGATGGTGCGCCAGCGCGCGGCGTCGCCGGGATTGAGGCGCGCGACGCGCGGCAGCGAATTCCGCAGCGGCGTGATGACGGGGTAGAGGTTCTTGGCCGGCGCCTGAAGATCGTAGGCGGTCAACCCGGTGGCGAGAGTCACGCTCTTGGCAAGCGACTCTTTCATCAGGCCGAGGGTTTCTTGCGTGGTCTGGGCAATGTCCATGGGATTGTCCTTGTGGGGGTTGGAGGGGGAGGAGGCGTCGAAAAGGGTGCACGCCGGCGGCCGCGGCGCGATCGGGCGTCACGGGCGGGGCGGGCGTGAGGTTGGGAGAGGCGTGAAGTAGTCGGTTTGGTGGGTGCCTTGAACTGCGCGAAAGCTAAGTTGCTGTTTTCGCGACAGCGATTTTGACGGGGCCAATGCCGTGCTCAACACTAGGCACGTCGTTCATCCAGTCGGACTCGGAAGCCCCTAAGGGCGAGGCCCGATCGCGTACGTGTAGTTTTTCTCGTTACGCGGGAACGTCCCTGTTCAGGAACCATTCAGCCCAGTCTTTTTCAGCCAGGCGATCATACAGCAGCGCATCCTCCGGCCAATGACGCAATGCAGCGTGCGCCGGGTTGTCGAGCTCCGGTTCGTGTAAGAACCGGACTTTCGCGTTGTGCTCTTCGCAGGCGGCTCGAATCCGGCCGACATTTCCCCGCGTGAAACCACTCTTGGCGGTGACCCCGAGCGCGCTCGCTCGGATAGCCCGCACGGCTTGATGTGCTGGGCTGCCTCTGGTCGGATCGTCTTGGAAATGCTCGACCCAGGTGGCAGAAAGGTAATCCTCGTCCGCTCGCATTTCGAATGCGATTCCGAGAACGCCCAAAACCGTCTCACCGTCCTCCGCCTTGAGCAGCTTGCTCCAGCGAACGTATCGAAGAAGCGAGTGAATATCGTCAAGCTTTCGAGGGGCCATTTTGGCTAAACCACCGCTCAGGTCCGTATGGAGCGATTTCTGCGATCAAGTGCTTGAGACTAGATTCGGCGGCGGCAGCGCGCCTCTCGGATTCCTCAGTCACACTCAGCGACCATCTCAACCGATCATTTGAGAAACACTCGATCGTGAGCCGGTCGGCACCGGCGATCCAAGCTGCGACGAAGCGCCCACGGGAGCTTGCTCCGAGACCCGGCATTTTCTTGGGTCGGATAACCAGCACCGTCCGCAGCAATGTGCGAAAGGATGCAAGCTCCGGAACCAAGTCGCCCTCAGGCCATTCTTCGGCATCAAGCAGTGAGTCGAGCTGCTTGAATAATTTATCTCGATTTTGGAGGTCAAAATGCATCGCCACCTGAGATGTGAAAATCTTAAAATTCGCAAGAGCGTCAAACAACTTTTCCTGAATTGACTTCCCAGCGCCCGCGGTTCCGCGCAGCACGGTTTGCTTCGGAGACCCAGGAAATCGCGCGGTGACAATCCCCGACTCACGACCCTGTCC